CATAGCAATTATTGGTTTTTCGAGAACGATTCGAATCCGGCTTACATTAACGTCGTCGTCGAAGTCGACGCCGGCCGCTTCCGGCATTTTGGTTTCGGCGAGATCGACAAAATCGGCGACTGGGTCGGCGGCGAATACGCTTACGGGCATTATTGGAGCCAGGTTATCAGCTTCATCGATGTCCCGACCGCCTCATCGCATCACATGGGCCTGGATGGCGCCGGCTTCGGCGGAGCGGTTCAATACAACGCGACGATGCGGGTCGATGGTCACAGCGGCGAACCGGACGCGGCCACGGTCTGGGCTAACTTCGTCATGAGCGCAAGCGAAGGCAACGACCGCCTCGGGAATCCGCGCTGGTCTGGTCTGGGCGGCTGGCGGGCAGGTCGTGAGTGGCAAACGTTCTGCGGTTACAGAATCAGCCAGGCGACCGCTTACACGCCGCTTGTCCCGATCCCTGTGGAGGTCATCAACTTCGACGCCACACCGGACGCGGCTTATCGGCTCGGCTATCAGGCCGATGTCCGGCTGGTCAACATCGCAAACCTGGACCCGGGCCAGATCATCAGCATCGCCGGCGATCAATGGTACTTCTTCCCCTGGGTTAGAAAACAGTATCTGGAGAACAACACCGAGGAATCCTGGAACGGCGGCGTCGCTTATAAACGCGTTAACGCCTAAACCACGAGCGAAACGATGACCGACTTCTTCGGCTTCTCAGCGCCTCAGCTCTTCACCGGGACGGACCCGGGCGACCCGAACGCCGGGCAGCCGAAAAGCACCGCGGCATCTATCGGCGGCGGCGCCGGTATCCCTTACCCGTCCGTGACGTTCGATCCGAGCGACTCGACTGTCGTCCCGAGCCTTTACGCGCCCTTTGAACGTGTCGACAGTTTCCTCGTTACGCAGGGCGTCGACCCGGGCGATCCGGACAGCCTCGGCCCAGCCGAAAACGGCTCTCACCTCCAGGGCCTGGCCGCGCTCACCGGGAACGCCTCGTCGCAACGCGCGAACGGCGCGCTCGATCATGCGGGATACCTCGATCCGTTTTTGCAACGCGATTGGTTCGAGAAGTGGCACGTCTTCCCGGGCGAGCTGGCGCTGGGGAATGTTCTCACCACCCAGATCCGAGAGCTCGAAATTTTCAATGCGTTTCGCAATGAGAGCCGGACCTGGCAGGGCTTCACCAACAACGCCGGCGCCGGGATCACGATCACGAACCTCCCATCGCTCCCGACTGTCCTCGAGGCCCTCGAGTCGTTCGTCAATGACGTCCAGGTTTCAACCGCCGGTCCGCCGGTCATCAATGGGACGTTAGACTTCGACGTCGACCTGGTCCCGCCGGATGTCATTATTGTCCCGATCACCGGGAACCGGATCACGATCTTCCAGTTTCGGCCACAGTCACCGATCAAGGAAGAACTCGGCTTTAAAACCAACGTCCTCCAACACACCGACGGCAGCGAGCAACGGCTCAGCCTTCGGCAAGCACCGCGCCAGAAGATGGAGTTCACCATCAGGGTCGACGATGGCCGGAGCCGCGACGCGATCAATGCGATCCTGTTCGACTGGCAAGCTCGGGTCTTCGGGGTCCCCATCTGGTGGGAAGCGAAGCCGCTCGACGCGCCGCTCACCGCGCTCGACACCGTCGTCCAGGTCGACACGGCCGACGCCGATTTTAGGGCCGGCGGTCTGGTCACGATTTACGACTCGAACTTCGTCGCCCAGACCGTCGAGATCCTCACCGTGAACCCGACGAACCTCGTCCTCCAGGTCGCGATCGGGACCGCGTTCGATGCAATCAATACGCTGGTACTTCCGACGCGCACGGCCTACACGAAGCCGCAATTGCAGGACGCGCGTTTCGCGATCGGTCCGGCCGACTATAAATTCGAGTTCACGGTCCTCGACAACATCGACCTGTCCGATGCTTCGGCCTTCCCCAGCTATCAGGGCGTCGGCCAGTCAGTGGCGAAGCCGCTCCTCGACGGCCTCAACTTTATGCCGTCGGGAACGATCGCCGAAGGCAACAGGCAGCGGACCGAGCGCCTCGATCATGAGACCGGTCCCTTTATCCAGTTCTCCTCCTGGGAGAAGGGCAAGCCGCTCTATACATACGGCTTCGAAGCGAAGAGCTTCGCCGACACCTGGAACGTCCGCCAGCTCCTCCATTATCTGCGCGGGAGTCAGCTCAGTTTCTACGTGCCGACGGGTCGGACGGACATTAAGCCGCTCGCCGACATCGCCAACAACGACAGCTCGATTAATTTCGTCGATTACGGATTCGATCAGTTTGTTCAGGGCGTGACACCGCGCTCGGATCTGCGCGTTCTCCGCACCGATGGCACCTACTCGATGCACACCATCACCGGGACCTCGGTCGTCTCGCCAGGCGTCGAGCGTGTCGACTTCTCCCCAGGCATCACGCCGGCGCTCCTCCTGGTCGACCTGGATCGGATCGAGATCGTCACGCTCTCGCGCCTTGTCAACGATCGCGCGCGCTTCGTGCATCGCCGGCCGGGCGAGACCAGAATCGACATTCCGCTTATTGGAGTTCCGGCTTAATGACATTCGACGCCCAGGAAACCAGCCTCGAAGACTCCCAGGTTCTGGAGCTTTATCAATTTGTATTCGGGGCCGAGACGTTTCGGTTCACCAGCTACAACTCCGACATTACCTGGGGCGGCCTCAGCTACACCGCGACGCAGATCTCCAGGACTGCGACCCAGAACAGCGTCGAGGATGCGATCAATCAGCTCACGATCACGATGACGCTCGACAACCCGGTCGCGCAAAAGTTTATAAGCAACGTCCCGGGCGATGTCGGCTCCGTCCTGGTCTTGAGAGCGAACGCGAACGACGTGAGCGAGGGTTCGATCGTCCTGTTCGAGGGCTTCGTCGCGAGCGTGAAATTCGACGGCGAGCTCCAGGCGCAAGTGTTATGCAACCCGTCGACGAACGTCTTCCAGCGCAGCGGCCCGCGGTTTTCTTATCAAGGGATCTGCAACCATGTTCTTTATGATGCGCGTTGTAAGATCGTCCGCTCGGGTTTCACCTTCACGGGCCTGGTCTCGGCCGTCTCCGGCGCTGACATCACAGTCAACGGCTTGAGCGGCCAGGGCGCGTCCTGGGCCGTCGGCGGCTTTGTCCAGGCACCGACCGCGGCGCCGGAGGATAAACGCCTGGTACTCGCCCAGGCGGGCGATGTGATCACGCTCCTCCTTCCGTTCTCGATCACTGTCCTCGCGACCCAGGTCGATGTCCTGGCCGGCTGTGATCACTCGCTCGCGACGTGCCAGTCTAAGTTCTCGAACGTCATCAATTACGGCGGTTTCCCTTTTGTCCCCAGGAAGAACCCGTTTAACTCGACCTTGAGAGGCGGAGCCTAATGCCGTTCTGGGTTTTTTTGCTGATTTATGCCGCGACTTTTTTGATTACAGAATTGTTACGGCCGAAGCCGAAGATCGAGGACGCGAAGCCGGCCGGCCTGGGCGACTTCCAGGTTCCGACCGCCACCGAGGGGCGCGTCGTCCCGCTTATCTGGGGACGCGTGAAAGTATCGGGGCCGAATGTCGTCTGGTATGGCGATTTAGTCGCCGACCCGCAACGCGACACCGTCAAGACGGGCTTGTTCTCGAAGAAGAAGGTCACGACCGGCTTCAACTATTACCTCGGGTTACAGTTCGGGCTATGTCGCGGGCCGGTTACGCTAATGCGTCACATACGCAACGACGAAAGCTTCGTCTGGGGACCGGACGCCTCGACCGCGGACACGCCGGTCATTCCGGTCGACGCCGGCGGGACCTTCACGATCAACCAGCCGAACTTCTACGGCGGCGCGGATTCCGGCGGCGGCGGCGGCCTGGTCGGCTCCGGCCGGATCTATCCCGGCTCCGAGACCCAGGCCGTGAACGCCTACCTCACGCCGTTCCAATCACCCCAGCCGGCCTATCGCGGAACCTGTTACATGGTCCTGGAGCGGATTAACGTCGGTTTTGCGCCGACTCTTCGCGTCTTCGAGTTCGAGCTCGAGCGGTTCCCGGACGGCCTGGACCTCGCCAGCGTGCAACCAGGCGACGAACGGATCGGCGATACCTGCAACCCGATGAATGTCGTCTATGAAGCCTTGAACGACAGCGAATGGGGCCTGAACATTTCACCCAGCGGGATCGACGTGATCGCGCTCCGGGCAGTGGCCGCCACGCTTGCCACCGAAGCGAACGGCTTCGCCTGGATCTGGGACCGACCCCAGGACGTTCTCCAGGTTATTCAGACAATCGAGCAACAGGTCGACGGCGTGCTCTTCCAGGACCCGGTCAGCGGCGCCTATAGCTTCAAATTGATTCGCTTCGATTACACGCCGGGAACGCTTCCCCTGCTGGATGAGAGCAACGTCCGGCGCTTGATACGCTTCGCGCGGCCGGCCTGGGCTGAGACCCAGAACCAGCTCCAGGTCGAGTTCAACGACCCCAGGAAGAACTACACGCAAAGCTTCGCCTTGAGTCAGGACATGGCGAACATTGACATCGTCAACGCGATCAACAGCTCGAAGATGCGATTCCCAGGCGTGAAGGATGCGACCCTGGCGAATGAGATCGCCTGGCGCGAGATCCGCCAGCTCAGTTTCCCGGTCGCGACGGGCCAGCTCGAAGTCGATCGCAGTCAATACGCGGTCACGCCGGGCGATGTCCTCGAGCTCACCTGGAGCCGCCTCGGGATCACGCTCCTCCCGATCAGGATCACGAAGGTCAACCGCGGGCGCATCCTGGACAACATCATAAAACTCGACTGGGCCCAGGACGTGTTCGCCTTCAATCCTGGCAGCTTCGCCGATCCTCCCGACACCGGCTGGGTCGAGCCGGACACCGACGCGCAAGCGAACCTTTCCGAGATCCTCATCGAGGTCCCTTATCGGATCACCGACGACGGCATCGGGGACAACACCACAGAATCGCAAGTCGGGACCCTGGTCGTTAGAGGCGGGGATCAGGAGGTCGGATACAACACCTATGCAACGGTCGACGACCCACCCATCACCCCGCCGAACCCGACCGTCGATTCGATCATTACACCGGGCGGCGCCCAGGCCTTCACGCCTTCGGGTCTGTTAACCGCGGCCTATGATTCCGGGCAGACGAACGGCTTTGTCGATGCCACCGGTTTCATTATCGACAATGCCACCGACGCCACGCTTCTCCAGGATGCGACGACCACCCAGCTCGAGAACCGCCAGAACGTTCTCATCGTCGACAACGAGATCATGCTATTCCGGGATGTCACGGACAACCTCGACGGGACCTTCACGATCTTCAACGTTATCCGCGGCGCCCTGGACACGCTCCCGGCAGCGCACGCCGACAATGCGCGGGTTTATTTCCTGTCGTATGGGATCGGCGTCGTCAATGGCGTCCCGGAGGCCGACGGGACCCTGAACTGGAAGGCGCGAAACCAGGCCTATACACCGTTCGACGTTTTCGACTTCGCCTCGACCCTTGTCCTGGCGATCGCCACGGACACCCGGGCGGCGAAGGGTTACCCGCCGCGAAATGTCCGAATAAATTTGTCTGCACCTGGCGGCGGTTATTTCCCTGTATCGGCCGGCTCACCCTCGGGCGCGGAGCTCGTCGGCGTGTTCGATGTGACCTGGAAGGGCTCGGACAAATTTAACCAGGCCTTCGCGACAGAATGGGACGACGGCTCGAGCATTGTCGTCGAGGCCGGCGTCACGTTCCGGCTCCGTATCATCGAGGACCCGGGCGGCGCGGACACGGTCGTCGTCGACCTGACCGGGCTCACCGTAAGCGGCAGCGGAACCGGGAGCCAGATCGAGAGCGGCTTCGCAGATGATACGATCACCGACCTTTACCAGGTCGAGCTGAGCTCGCAGAGTGCGGCGGGCGATTCCCAGGTCTGGATCATCGGGCCGGTCAACATCTACGGATACGGCTATAAATACGGCGAGCGATACGGCGGCGACAACGACGGGACCCCCTAACAGGAGCAAGATGAATGCCACAGACTTCACTCGATAACCTGGCTTTACAGTATGACTACGACGCGGGCGCGGATGGGTGGAAGACCGGCGTCGACCAGAACTGGGTTAAGACCGACGCCTGGACGCTCCCGAACGTAATCGACCAGCGCAACGTGGCGCCGGCGGGCGCCTTCGGTCTTCGTCACCTGGTCGGGTCGGCCGGCTCCGGACTTTTCAGCGGACACAATAACGAGCTCGCAGCCTGGGACGACCAGAACAGTGTCTGGATCTTCGTGACAGCGAACATCGGCGCGAAGGTCTTCGACCAGGCCCTCGGCCTCGACCGGCGCTGGGATGGAACGGCCTGGCAGCCAATTAGCCAAGCAATCGCCCAGGCGGCTAACATCACAATCAGCAACGCGCACCTCGGGGCGACGATAGAGCTCGACACCACGGGCGCGGCTCGTGATGTCACGATCCCCCAGGAGTCGTCGGACGCGCTCCACGATGGTTTTTTCTTCTACGTCGTGAACAACTCGGGCACGAACAACGTGACCTTTACACTTACCGGATTAACAACCCGCGGCATCGCAGCGATGGCCGCGGACCGCCAGGCGCTCCGGATTGTCAAAGCCGGGACCGATACCTGGATCAGCTCATAAGGAGGGCGAACCATGTCGCAAAATCTACAGCTCCAGAAGATCACTCCGCCGAAGATCCGGCGCATCCGTCACCGCCGGCGCCTGGTCGTGGCGAACGGACGCTTCCCCAGCCGCCAGCCGGCGCTCTCGAACTTCCTGACACGCGAGGCCGCGAGGGCGATCGCCTCACCGTTACGACTTAACCAGGCGCTGGCGATTGCGGCCGGCGGGACGACCTATGGAGTCGGCGACGAGTTCCTCATCGTCGGCGGGACGTTCACAGAACAAGGGCGCGGGCGCGTCACCGCGGTCGCGGCTGGCGTCGTGACGGCGGCGTATGTCTTCGATCCGGGCGTCTATACCGTGACCCCTGGCGCCGGCGCGGCGACTTCAGGAGCGGGCGACGACGCTCTCACGGTCGACACGACCCTCACGACGGTCGTCGTCGGCGTTACCGACCAGGAGATCCTCGACGCGCTCCAGGGCGTCGGAACGGGGACACTGAACCGGAACATCGCCGACACTTTCGACATTGAGGTCTCGGGCCAGTATCTCCGATCCCCGTATAACTCGAGCGAGCTCTATGTGAACGCCGGAATCCCGGTCGTTTAGGGCCTTCCGAGGGTCTAAGTAGGGTCTAATCGGGGTCTGATCGGGGTCTCAATGGGCTCAATGGTCACTTTTGGACAGTTTTTGACTGGTTTCCAGGTCGTGACCTGGTCGGAGGATCGAGACGTCCCGGGCGAAGACGGACTTCTTCATCGTCGCCGGCGCTGGGGCGCGACCCGCTTGTCTGATTGCCTGACAGAGCCAGCGCAGATCCGCGAGACACAGACCGGAGAAGGCAAGCGCGCAGTGTCCGACCTTCACGTCGGCGTGAACCGGCACCCCTTGAGCGTGAACCCAGTCAACGAACTTCCGGAGGTCGGGGACCTGGACGGCCTTCGTCGAGGCGTTCGAGGTCGGATTCTCCGGTTCCGGCGTCTCGACGCCATACGGGCGGCCCGTCGGCGTTACTAAGCCCAGATCCTCGGGACTGTTGGCCGCCGGCTCGTCGTCCTCCGGGATCGCCTGGGCCTGGCTCGCCGGCTCCGGCTCCGGCTCGGATCTTCCCCGCGCGTATTCTGGCAGGACGAAGATCTGGGAGATCCCGGCGCCCGCCGGCGTCCGTTTCCCGACGACAATCACCTGGCGCGATTGCTTCAACCAGGTAAAACGCCCGCTGACACTGTGCATTTTCAAGCCGTGCTCATGACAGACATCCCAGGGCGTCGCGCCCTTCGACTTCACCCGCTCGAGCGTGACCATGATT